ACGCTCGAGGAGTTGCAAGGCTTCTTGGCGTCGGTCCCCGACAGGCTCTACCAGGGCAAAGAATCGGGCTCGGAGCGACTCGAGAGTGTGGCATGGATGAGAGAGTCGGGTCTCGAGAACTCGCGCCATGTCCAAGTGTTGCACCGGGCCAAGCAGAAGACCGCGTCACTCGACGCGATCGACAGCTTGAGCAAGGCATCCAAGTATCCTGGCTCAACATCCCTCGAGACGAGCAGCAATTCCATAATCACCGCGACCTAAGATCCTCTTGAGCAGGACAACCTCGCAACGCGCGCAACACAAGCCTTTCAACTGCAAGCGAGGATGCCGACCACGAGACGCGCGACGGCGGCAGAGCGCGAGCGAGAGAGAAGGGAGCGCGCTTTGTCGATCGCCTTGTTGTCGCCTCGCAGCGCAGCGGCCTCGTGCTCGTCGATCTCGATCTCGACGAGAAGGCGGCGTACGGCCTCGATCAGGGAATGCTCCTCGGCGGGCTTCCATCGCCCACCGTCGCCCTTCTCGTGGTAGCGCATGATGCCGTACCCGTCCGCGTATGCCCAGCGCCCACGGAGGAGGCGCGCGAGCTCGTCGGAGAGGGCGGCGTCTTCGAGTACGCGGTCGCCGGGTCGCGGGCGCTCCTCGGTCTCGTCGCGGAGCATCGCGGACTTATGCTTCTTCACCCGGTATGCTGCCTTGCGCTCGACGTTGCGCTTCTCGATCGCGTCGGGGCGATTGCGGCGCGCGATCGCCTTGCGCTCGGTCTTCGAGATCGCCATGGTGACGGGCGGGAGGCCGAGTCGGCGGACGCTGCCGGCAACGGCGTTGTCCCAGTGGCGGCCGGCGTCAGGCCACCCGCGAGAGTACGTCGTGCGCGCAGCGTCCAAGGCCGCGGCGACGCCGCGGTGCCCGTCGCGGCCGAGCTTGACGAGGTCGGTGATCGCCTCGAGCATGTCATCGTGCGACATGCCGTCCGGCTTCATGCGAGAAAGCACGTCGCGGACGTCGGCAGACGGCTTGCCCTCGGCGAGGCGGGTGAGGTAGGCGTCGACATCGGCATCGGGGGCGCGGTCGGCCTGGTCACCGCCGTCACGCTTGCGCTCGCGCGAGACGAGCAGCCAGTCCGGGGCAGGGGCGAGGGTGGGCGCCTCGGCGAGCTCGGGACCGTAGTAGACGAACAGGCCCGACCCGGCGCGGACATCGACGTGCGGGACGACGTTCGCCGCGATCGTGAGGTCGACACCCACGGGCGCGGCGTAGAGGTGGTGCCGGCCGCCCTTGCGGTGCGTCGGGTACGAGAAGGTCTCGGGGAGGCTGTGGCCCGCCTCGGCGATCGACTCGTCGCCTCCGGGGTCGACGTCGCCGACGACGATGCCATGCTCGCCCGCCTCGGCGCAGTAGACGCCGATCCAGCGTCCGGCGTGCTCGCCCGCCCACGCAGCGGCGACGGTGGCCTCGTCAGCGGTCGCCCAGTCTTTCCACTTCACGGCGGGCACCTTGTGTCGCTTGCCGGCGTCGTCTTCGTAGATCGTGACGGGAAAGACCGGCCAGCCGATCCGGGCGAGCGAGGCGGCGACAGCGGGCGTGTTCGGGGGTGAGGCGACGCGCTTGCCGCGGCGCTTGTCGGAGGTCATGCGGGTTCGGCGTCGTGTGTCGTGAATCCGTCCGCGGTGACGTGACGCCAGATCGCGCCGCCCGGCACGCGCCATATTGCCATCCGACACGTGAAGCAGATCCGATACTCGACGCCCGAGTCATCGGTGAGCGCGCGAGGGGGTTCCGGCTCGGCGCAGGCTTCGCGCGCGAGGCGGTCGCGATCGTCGGCGGCGGTGAGGAGGGCGTCGAGCTCGTCGAGGGTGAGACGAGCCGTCCAGCGCTCGGGCTCAGGTCCGCGCTCGTCGACGCGGGCGCGCCAGGCGCGAAGGTCGTCGATCAGGCGGGCGTCGTGGGAGGCGTCGCGGGCGGGACGCGCTTCGGCGTTATCGGGGGTGGTCACAGCTTCCTCCACTCGACGGTGACGTGCATGAAGATCGGGTGCTCGGGCGGTTCGGTGGCGAGGCGACAGCCGATCGCCTCGCGCTTCTCGGTGGTCATGATGTAGGAGTGCATCGCGGCCTGGTGCTCGGAGCAGTAGTAGCGGAAGTGCCCGCACGACAGGGGCATGATCCACGTCGCCGCCTCGCAGCATGTGGCGCCGCTCTGCGTCCAGTGGCACGACGGGTCGGAGATCGAGTCGAGGAGTCGGCGCGCGATGTGTTCGTCGATCTTGTCGTCGGTGGAGGTCATGAGGCGGCCAGATCGTTGATGGCTTCGAGGCATCCTGTCGAGCAAGCGCCAAGGCCACCGCGCTGGGGGCGCATTCCGCATATGACACAGGGGACCGTCACGCCCTCGGCGTACCAAGGATCGGCCATCGGGTCGACGTCGACCTCATCAGGGTTGCGCTCGGTGCGGACGCGGCGGCGCAGGTACGGCTCGGCGGTGACGCCGAAGTGAACTGCGGCGGGGCTAAGTGGCGATCCCGTGCTAAGGCGAGATGCGGCGAGCATCCAGCGTGCGCGCTCGGCGCGAAAGCGGCGCGGGACGTGTGCGCCCAGGTCGGCGGCGAGCTCGGCCGAGAGCGTGACCCTCTCGGGGTAGTGCGGTGCGGTGGATTCCATGATGTTCCTTTCGTTTGCTGACGGCTTGCGCGGGAGCGGGATGCTCGCCCCGCCGCTACGGAGATGCCTCCCCGATCTCGGCGGCGGGGCGAGCCTTCGAGAGTGTCAGCAACTCGAAAGGCGCTGCCCGCGCGCTCTCGACGGTAGCGGGCTAGTAGGTGCGTGTCAAGCGGGGGGTTGTCCACGGGCCGAGGTCGGTTCACGTCGGTTCGCGATGTGTTTGCGAGTTGTCACTTTCACTGTTGAGTCTCCTACGCCCGCACGCGCACCATGAGTTTCAAGAAAAGCAACAACATCGTAAACACATCTCTAAACGCGTCGCCGCAGAGCGGTAAACCGTCGCCTGAGCGGCGGCGCCGCTCGCTATCCGAACCGTCGCCGCAACATAAGCGCGGAACCGTCCACTATCCGTCGCGCTCGGCGCAGATAAGCCCACAGCTACCAGAGTGCTAATAGGTGTGATAAAATCGAGCCATGAGCAGTTACCTAACCGCGCCGGGTCTCGCGAAGCCGACACCGCTTCACGCGCTCACGCCTGAGGCGGAGGATGCCCACATCGCCCACCGTCGCGTCGCGTACGAGGACCGGATGCGGCGCGAGGTGGCGAGGATCGTCACCGACCATGGGCGTCCGCACGTCGAGCCTCTCGAGGGTGACGTCGTGACGGCGGGAGCTCGTCGCCTTCTCGCCGACGCCGATGCGCGCGGCTGGCGGACGAACCTCGTCGAGCTTGCCGACCGTTGCGTCGTCGAGGGCATTCGCGGCGACGAGGCGTTCCGTGCGTCATGGGTGCGCGGGGGGGCCGGCGTCGGAACGTGGCACGAACGGCGCCATCGTTACGCGATGATCGAGGATCGCCGTACCGTCGCTATCGACGAGGGAGCGCGCGTCGGGAAGGCGAAGCATCGCACGCTCGGCCTCGACGCCTACCACCTGTCCATCGTCGCGTCACCGCGTGGCGTCAGCATCGGCGTGACGGCTGTCGCGCAGAGAGTGAAGGAATCATGAACAATCGCTACGTCGCGATCGAGGTTGGATGTCTCGAATGCAGCGAAATGGGCGACTGCGAAGCGACAGTCGTCGGGCGCTTTGTCGACTTCGCCGAGGCGAGCGCCTGGGCGAATGAGCGGTCAGAGAGTGGAGGGCGTGGGGGCGACACGTTTGTCGTCGATCTTCTCGACGGCGGTAACGTCGTGGCACAACGAGGCGACCGCGGCGAATGGATCGAGCGGGAGGCGAAGCGATGACCCGTTGGACGCTCGCCTACCTCGTGCCGATCTTCGCGCTCGTCGCCGTCGCGACGCAGATCGGCCCGCTCGGCATCCTCGTCGTCGTCTCGGCGTGGGCGGTGTGGCTCGTGGCGCACATCGCCGCCGCATTGCATCCGCACGACGTGACGCTCGCCGAAGCGATGAACGACGAGGAGGTGTGACGATGGACCGATGGAGCAAGATCGCGCGCATGATCGGCGACCTCCCGATCATCGTTGCCGTTTACTTCGGAAGCCTGATTCTGCTATGTCTCGTCATCGTTCGGATTCACATCGGATGAGCAAAGACGACGTGCATGTCTACCCCGTGAACGATCTCGTCGAGCACGACGTCGAGGGCGGCGACTGCATCTGCGGCCCGACGACGGAGGCAATCAAGCGCGAAGACGGGTCATATGGCTGGGTTATCATCCATCACAGCCTTGACGGTCGTGAGAGCCACGAGGAGTAGGATGCGCGCATGAGCCTCACCCCCGAAGACCGCGCGCTCATCGCTCAGCGCGTCGCCGACGAGCAGGCGTGGGCGTACGAGCGTCGCATCGTCGACGGTCACGCTTGGCGCTCGATCCGCGGCATGGCGCTTCGCCCCGCATCGGCGGGCGGCATCGGTCGCGATGTGACGATCGCGCAGCTGAAAGACATGGTCGCTGCGCATCGCGCCGCTCAGGGTGACGTGGTCGGCACGCGCGACGAGCGGATCGAGCGCCGCCAACTCGAATACGACATCATCGCGCTCGCCGCCCGGTCTTCGATCGCTCGCGCATCGGAGGTCGGCGCGCTCGACGTACACGCGGCGAAGGTGCTTCTCGACGTGCGCGGCGCCGAGGCGAAGATGCACGGCGACGACGCGGCGCAGCGCATCGAGGCCGACGTCACGCACCACGACGGCGCCACCGCCGAGCTCTTCGCGATGCTTGACGAGGCCGGCATCCCACACGAACACCCCGAGGAGATGAAGCGATGAGCACATGCGGAGCGATCGGAGCGCTCACGGTCGGCGGTCGCGTCGTCGGTCAGGTGAAGTGCGACCTCGAAGCTGGTCACGACGAAGATCAACTCGTCAACCTTGGTGAGCATATTCCGGGCGGATATCGCGAACCTCGGCACGAGTGGATCGGGACGCGGCGCGTCTACCCAGCCACGCCGCACGCCATGACGCTCACATGGACGCCGGAAGCCGAACCCGATCTCGACCTCTTCGACCCCGACGAGGAGATGGACGTCGCCGTACCGTTCGACGTCGAACGGCCCGCGAGACGCGAGTGCCAGCTTGTGCACGACTTCGGCTTTCCCAACATCGAACCCGCTTGCAAGACGTGCGGGATGACGTGGGAGGAGCACCGCGCAAGACGAGCGGCCGAGCGTGGCGATAATGGCGTCATCCCCGACGTCGAGCCGTGACGCTCGATCCTGCGGCGCTCGTGCGCCCGCACCTCGAACGCCTCGCGAAGCTTTCGACGCCCGCTGAGCGCTCCGAGTACCGTCGCCGCGTCACGCGCGACGATCCGCTCCTCTTCGCGCTCCTGTACCTCCGTCGCCATTTGACCGCGCCAGACGGCACACGCTCGCTCAGCGCCGTGCACGTGGAATGGGCCGAGACAGCGAAAGCGTGGCGCGCGTCGCAGGTCGAACCGATGACCTCGCGACGCGCCGAGGTGGCGCCGCGCGAGATGGGGAAGAGCACGTGGTGGTTCCTCCTCTTGCCGATGTGGGCCGCGGCGCACGGTCACGTCCGCTTCGCGGCGGCGTTCGCCGACACCGATACGCAGGCACAGACGCACCTCGCCACATTCAAAGCCGAGCTCGACACGAACGCGCTCATCCGCTCCGACTTCCCCGATCTCGTTGAGCCGAAGACGCGCGGACGCGGGACCGTCATGGCCGACCGCGTCTCGCTCTATCACGCGCGCTCGGGCTTCGTCTTCGCGGCGGCCGGCATGGACTCCTCCAACCTCGGCATGAAGGTCGGCGATCGTCGCCCCGACCTCATCATCCTCGACGACATCGAGCCGCACGAGGCGCGCTACTCGGCCGAGCTCGCGCGCAAGCGTCTCGCCACGCTGCGCGAAGCGATCCTCCCACTGAACATCTACGCGCACGTCATTCTCGTCGGCACCGTCACGATGCAGGGCTCGATCGTCCACCAGATCGTGAAGGCGAACCGTGGCGAGGTCGACGAGGGCGAAGGCGACGAGGGTAACCGCTGGGTACTCGTCGAGCGCATCGTCGCACGGCATCATCTCCCGATCGTCGTTGACGATGGCGGCATGCGCCGCTCGGTCTGGCCCGAAAAGTGGCCGCTCGCATTCCTTGAGTCGATCGAACGAACGCGCCAGTACGCGAAGAACTACGCCAACGACCCGCTTGGCGCGGACGGTGACTACTGGCAGATAGACGACTTCGAGCGCCTGCCCGCCGCACCGCTTCTCCCGCTCATCACGCACGAAGTGATCTCCGTCGACCCGGCCGTGACGAGCAAGGAGTCGAGCGACGCGACCGCTATCGCCGCGGTCGGCTGGTCGCGCGAGGCCGGCAAGTGCGTCGTCTATGAGGCAACGGCGCTGCGCCTCCCGCCCGATGACGTGCGACTCAAGGTGCTCGCGTCCGCCGAGCGTGCTCTCGCGCGCGGGCACGCGGTGCTCGTCATCGTCGAGACGAATCAAGGCGGCGAGCTCTGGTCGCGTATTCTCCACGGCCTGCCGTTCCGCGTGAAGACGTACACGGTGAGTGCACCGAAACAGGTTCGCGCCGCCGACGCGCTCGACCACTATCAGCGCGGGCGCGTCGCTCACGTGCGGAACGCGCCCGGCGTGCGCGACGCTGAGGGCGAGATGGTCGCCTTCCCGCGCGCGCCGCACGATGACCGGGTCGACGCCGTCGGCGCCGGCGTGCGCTACTTCTTGTCGCGCGGGAAGCGGGCGCGCGCGGGCGCCGAGTCCGTGGCGTACTAGCCGCGGTGCGGTACGATGCCGCCATGCCGCTCGTACAGACGACCATGCAGCCCGGCGTCTGGCTCGAAGTCTCGGACGGCGAGTACCGCTATCTCGAAGCGGCAGGGTTGCTCTATACCGGTGAGGGGATTGAGGGCGTGGCCGAACAGACGATCAACATTCGCACGGTTCAGGAGCCCGATGAGGTTATCACCGTCACGCTCAGCGAGTATTACGATCTCCTCCGACAGAACCTCGTCTACGCCGTCGAGGGCGGCGACCCGATCCCGCGGCCTCACTTCACCGATGCGCAGTACGAGGAAGCCGAAGACCCCGAGAGCGTGCTCTCCCGTCGCCTCGGGAAGATGCTCGGCGCAGACGGTTCGACGAGCTTCCCGGACCAACTAAGCGCCACTATTGCGGCTACCGCGATCGCCTACTTCGGGCCTTCGTTCATGACCAGCGCGGCGGTGTTGCAGTCCACGATGGACGCCCTCAGCGCGCTCGGCGGTGGGTCGCTTCGCCTCGGCCGTGGCGTGTTCAACTGCCTCGACGATCGTGTGTTCATCCCAGGCAACGTGGAGATTGTCGGTGATGGTGTCTCTTCGACGACGCTTCGGGTGCCGGATAACACGAACCCGATGCAGCAGATCAACCTGGAGCACGACGGTGTGGAGAACACCCCGACCCCGCGCGCGGGAATTCGCGACCTCACAATCGACGGGAACAAGGTGGGGCAAGCGGTCACAGGTGGCACGACAGCGCTCGTTCGAGCGTGGGTCGGCGACCAGTTCCGCATGGACAACGTCATCATCAAGAACGGTCGCGCCAATGGCATGACGCTCATGGGTGAGGACGGCGTGTTCACCCGACCGTCGCACATCACGAACGTTGAGATTCACGATTGCGTCGGAGACGGTCTCGTGGCCTCGAAGCGCAATCGGCAGATTTTCCTCACCAACGTCTACCTGCATCACAACGGCGGGAGGGGATGGTGGTCGGATCAGTCCGAGTGCCACACCGTCAATGTCGTTGCGAAGTGGAATGGCGGCATCGGTGTCGAGTTCAACAACGTGCAACGCCACAACCACGTCGGCCTCGTCGCATCGTTCAACGGCTCCCACGGAATCTGGTTCGACCAGTTCATCACCGGATACGTGCAGGCTCAGGCGATGAACAATGGTCAGCTGGCATTCAACGCTGCGGACGGTTCGATCACACCCGGCCTCGGATACGCCGACATCTACGTCGACAGCACCGACGAACAGTCCTACGGAATCAACGACCGCTTCCGCGGAGAGTTCCTCGTTGGCGGCGACATGAACAAGGTTACCGAAGTCGCGAACGCCTCTATCGACCCGCATCGCACAACCGAGGATTACGGGCTCTTCATCGAGGACGGTGTGGGGCTCGTCACGACGACCGAGGGGGCGGTCTATGACACGAACCCCGGCGACGCCTACACCTCACCGGGCATTGATATCTACGTCATGTCCATGGACGCAAACGTCGCGCGAGTGCGACTTCCCGACGCCCGAGGCACACTCAACGTACATGGCCCCGACGTGGACGGGTGGACCGACATCACGCTCGATTCACCGTACAGCGCGGCGGCAGGCTTCCGCCCGCCGCAGGTCCGCCGTGAGGGGAGGAAAGTCAAAGTGAGGGGTGCGGTTTCAGCTCCGAGTGGGGTGGTCGCGGGTCAGCGGTTTGCCGTGCTCCCCGAATGGGCTCGCCCTTCTGTGCAATGCCGACAGAACGCCGCGGGCACTGGCGGCACAGCGTCGGTTTGCATCGTCACAACCACGGCAGTCGGGAACTTCACGCCGGGAACAGGTGGTAACACGATTGTTCACCTCGATGGGTTGGAGTGGGACGCCGCCCCTTACTAGCCAACGCTACTAGCCCGCACATATAGGTGGGTTTCGGACGCGCCGCCTCGGCGGCTGTCGCGCACTCGTCGTGGCTCCGGGTAGGATGCGGGCATGGCCGACGCACCCGATAACCTCGCCGACCTTCGTCGCGATCTCGGCCGAGCACTGGCGCTCATGCGCGACAAGGAGCCCGAGTACACGAAGGCGCGCGAGTATTACGACGGCAAGCGGGCCGAGATCGCGGGCTCCCGCGTCGAGCAACGCATCATCGATCAGTCGAAGGCGACGCCGATCAGCTTCGCGCACGTGCCGGTCGACGCCGTGGTCGACAAGGTCGAGCTCGCTTCGATCACGGCGACCGGCTCCGCGTCCGCAGTGCTCGAAGCGTGGATGGATGCGAACGACATCGACGACGAGGCGCACGACTGGATTCTCAACGCCGGGATCTTCGGCGACTATTACGTCGTCACCGACCCGACCGGACTCGACGAGGATGGCGCGTTCACAATCGAGGACGTCGACACGGTCGGCATGTCGCCCCTCTCCTCGATCGTCGTCTACGACAAGAAGTCCCAGCGCGTCGCGCTCTACGGCGTGCATCTGTGGGACTCGGGGACGAAGGAGCGTCCTGCGACGAGCGCTGTCCTTTACTACGACGACTTCTCCGTGAAGCTCGTCACTGCCACCGGCAAGGGCAACGACGCGAACGACTTCGTGCTCGACTATCCCGACGACGGCGAGCCGGGCGACGCCTACCTCGACCACGACGGCGATCGGATGCTCATCTCGCACCTCGCGATCGGCGGGAAGCCCTACGGCGTCCCGCTGCATCGCCGCGCGTGGGCGTTTCAGGATGCCATCGCGAAGATCAGTGCGAACAATCTCGTCAACGTCGATGCGCAGGGGCTCCCGTCGCGATGGGCGCTTCTCGACCCGTCCGCAGAGGTGGACGACGACATCGACGACGACTTCGGCACGGACGGTCCGACCACTACGCCGTCAGGCGATGCGCTCACGAACGCCACCGCGAAGCGCCGCATCCGTTCCGTGCCCGGTTCGATCGCGATGCTTCGAGGCGTGAAGCAGACCGGCACATACGACGCGGGCGAGTCCGATCCATTCCTGTCGAACCTCGATTGGTACCTGCGCGGCATGGCGGTCGCGTGCGGCGTCCCTCTCTTCGAGTTTGACATGACCGGCGAGCAGCCGTCCGGCGAGTCCCGTCGCCGCGCCGAGGGGCGCGTGAATCGCAAGGCCGCCCGCGTGAAGAAGCAGGCGACGGCGTTCTTCCGCGACGTCGCGGCGACCGTGCTCGGCGTCGTCGGCGTGGCGGGCGAGCCGACCGTGACGTTTAACCCTTCCGAGACGTCAACGGACAAGGATGGCTTGGAACTCGTGTCGGCGAAGGTGAAGGCGGGAGTTCCGCTGCGCAAGGCGCTTCTGGAAGCGGGCTACACCGACGACGACGTGAACGAGTGGTATCCCGACGACGCGGCGGCGATCTCGCCCGAGATGCTGACGCTCCTCTCCGACGCGCTCGCGAAGCTCGGCAACGCGCGCACGCTCGGCGTCGTCACGCCGGCCATGCTTGAGCAGATGCTCCCCGAGCTCTTCGAGTACGTGGCTGCCGAGGGCTTCGTCGACACGGTCGATGACGGGACGCCGTGAGTATCGAGCGCGAGCTCGCCCGGCTTGAGCGTCAGGTGCTCGGCGCCGCGCGCGTGCGACGCTTCACCGATGCCGTCGACGAGCTTCGCCGCCTCCTCGCGCGCGAAGATCCGAGCGTCCGCGCGCGCGTGCTGCGCTTGGTCGCCCCGTCGATCGGGCGCGACCTCGCCGCCGCGGTGTCGTCCGCGTTCGACCTCGGCGTGGCGGGCGTCCTCCGCGACCTCGACGCGCCGCCGCGCGTCACAGCGCGACCGCCGCGCGAGATGACCGCCGCCGCGCGCGCGACCGAGCGCGAGATCGCCGCCGACCTCCGCAACGCGAAGCGCCTCGCGCGCGCGGGAGCCGAGCCCGAAGAGGTCATGGCACCCGTCAATGCCGCGGCGAACCGCGTCACGCGCGACGTGACGACGCTCGTCAACCGCGCCGGCAACGCCGGGACGACCGCCGCGGCCGACGCCGCCGAGCTTCCGACCGTCTGGGTTGCCGAGACGAATGCGTGCGTCACGTGTCTCGCGTACTCGGGGCGCGTGACGAAGCCTGGCGAGGACTTCCCGGCGGGCCGATCGTACGGCCGTCGCTCATCCGTCACCGAGGCGATCCCGTACCCGCCCGCGCATCCGCACTGCCGATGCCAGGTCGAGGCGTTGAACGATCAGGGCTACGCCGACGCGCTCCGTCGTGAGGCCGATCGCTCCGTGCTCCGCGGCTTCTCGCTCGAATCCGAGTCGATGGCGACGCGGGTCGACGCCGCTGCGCGCCTCCTTGATCGCGGCGTCGAGGCGCCGAAGAGCGTCAAGGCGTACGCCGCCGCGGCCGTGAAGCGGGGCGAGTTCACGACGCGCGGGCGCCCCTAGTGGTACGATCGCGCCATGGTGACCCCCGAAGCGATCCCGGACCATGACGCGCTGCGCGCGATCTTGGCCGCAGACGGCGCACCGCCGCACATCATCCTCGACATCGGCGGGTCGGCCGACCTCGACGGCGACGGGCTCGTAAAGGCGACGCTGGACGACGCGGGCGCGCTCGTTTTCGAGGATGCGTGATGTACGTCTATCCGGGCGAGTTCGTTGACCTCGGCTACGGCCGGGGCTGGCTGGACCGCAAGCCGGCCAACTCGATCTTCCGCATTGACCGGCAAATCGGGCACCCGATCCAGATCACCGAAGCCGGCCGCACATGGGGCCGACAGAACGAGTGGTATCAGAAGTACCTCCGCGACGGATACCCGATCGCACTCTCCCCGAATACGCCGAGCGTGCACCAGGAGGGCGGCGCGGTCGACTCCGATGAGGCGCAGCGCATCCTCGCGATCATGCACGACCACGGGTGGCGGCGCACCGTCTACCGGTGGATCGACGGAGTGTGGACCCTCGTCGAGGAGTGGCACTTCGAGCACTTCGAGCACTTGGATAATCACCGATACGAAGGCGTCCCCGCGGGGGCGGGAGGAGAAGACGACATGCCCACCGTCAAGGAGATCGCCCAGGGCGTCTGGCACGGCATCACGTTCCGAAACGGGCGCACCCCGGCCCAGGAGCTCGTAAGAATGGCCTATCGCGTGGACCGGCTCTACATGCAGCAGCCCGGGGCGCGCTTCTTCAAGCATGGCGACATGCCCGACGACAGCCCGCTCTGGATCTACTTCTACCCGAACGGCGACCTCGCGCGCATCCGCGATCTCGCGACGGCGCAGCTTTACAAGGAGCTCAACGGCGGACGGCAGGCCGAAGAGGTTTCCGGCGCCGCGTTGCGTGAGGCGGTCGAGAAGACCGTGCTCGCGGGCGGTCGCGACCTGACCGCCGTGGGCGAGGCGATCGAGGAGACGCCCGAGGACGCGAAGGCGATCCCCTCCGGGCTCGACGACCTCGCCGAGTGAACGACGACCCCCGAAAAGGAAAGGCCGACATGGCAGACAAGATGACCGACTTCCTTCCGCTCGAACACGGCCCGGCGTTCGCCTGGTCGCCGCACCCCGAGGCGCAGATGCTCGCACGCGATGAGGACACCGACGCGGACGGTGGCGACGAGAACGAAGACGGGGACGACGCCGAGGAGGACGGCGACGACCTCGCTGACTTGAGCGAAGACGAGCTCCGAGAAGAGCTCAAGAAGACCCGCGCCTCGCTCAAGACCGCCAACGGCCAGAGCGCGAAGCGCCGCCGTCGCCTGCGCGAGCGCGAGCGCGAGCTCGAAGAGGCGCGCAAGCCGAAGCCGAAGAAGAAGGATGACGACGACGACGCGCCGGATCTCGACACTGTGCGCGAGGAGGCTCGCCGCGAAGGCGAGAAGGCCGGCACGATCCGCGCGAAGCGTTCCGAGGCTCGGGCCGCTCTACGCTCGGCCGGCGTCGCCACCGAGTCGCTCGACTACGCCATTCGGTCGCTCGACCTCGACGACATGGATCTCGACGACGACGGGCTCGACGGCATCGAGGACGCGATCGAGGATCTCAAGACCGCCGTGCCGGCGCTCTTCGCGCGCAAGCGGCGCAAGCGCGAGTCCGTCGCGGGCGAAGCTGACCGCGACGGGCGCGACGTGGCGCGCAAGCCGAAGACCGCCAGCGAGAAGGCGGCGGCGCAGTTGCTCGGCCGCTCGTGATAGTGGTACGCTAATAGCGTTTCCTCCTAGAAGCAGTCGTCCGTCTCCAGCGGCTCGACACGCGAAGCGCCTCGGTCCCCAACGCCGGGGCGCTTCGTCGTGCTACGGTATGGGCAACGCCGGACGGCGCGCGCTCGGGATGAGCCCCGATGTCAACGACATCGCGGAGTCGACTCATTCCCGAAAGGAAGCGCCCCGTGGCACGTAACACCATGGAAGCCTGGCTCCGCGACGAGCAGGGTTCCGACGTCATTCGCCGCATCGAGTGGTACTCGGTCGCCGAATCCCGCCTCCGCTCCGTCCCCATGAACGGCGCGACCAAGACCGAACCGCGCATGGCCGACATGTCCGTCGCCGTGGTCGCGAAGGGCGCCGCGTACGGCGAGGACACCGCCGCGAACGACGAGGTCACCCTCACCGCGATCAAGTTCGGCTCGGCGCTCCGTCTGGCCGAAGAGGACATCGACGACCAGATCGCCAACATCATCGAGGCGAAGAAGCTGTCGTGGGCCGGAAGCTTCGGCGTCCTTCTCGACTCGGCCGTCTTCGGCACGACCGCCGCGGCGAACGGCTCCACCGTTCCGTTCACGTCGATCTATCGTGCCATCACCTCGGCGGATGCCGCGGTCGGCTACACGGCGAACGCGAATCACGCCTCGGCCGAGGACGCGATCACGTACGACAACCTCTCCGATCTCGCGTCGAAGATCGAGGGCTCGGGCTACGGTGCGGCCAACAACATCTTCGTTGCCCACCCGGTGTTCAAGGGCATCATCCGCAAGCTCAAGGACACGCAGGGCAACCCGATCTTCGAGCCGTCGCCGCGACAGGACTCGCCCGACACGCTCTTCGGGTACCCGATCCTGTGGTCGCAGGGTGCCGTCACCGCGGCGACCGCGTCGGCCTCGCAGGCGGCGACCATCGGCGGCGCGGGGGCGAAGGGGGCGGCGGGTAACCCGCTGATCTTCTTCGGCAACCCCGACTTCGCCATGGTCGGCAAGCGCTCGGGTGTCGAGTCGGTCGTCATCGACGGTCGCGACGGTCTCTCGGCACTGACCGATGAGACGATCCTCAAGGTGCGCGCCCGCCGCGCGTTCGCGCTCGGCAACGTCAAGGCGTGGGCCGTGCTGGAAGTCATCAACGCCGCGTGACCCTTCGAGGCGGGGACGCCGTAACGCTCCCCGCCTCGTCGGCCACCTGATCGAAGGGGCAAAGACATGGCGAAGAAGACGACCAACAAGGCCGACCTCACCACGCCGGCCGAGCACGCCGAGGCGACGGAGGGTGTCAAGCCCGGCCAGGACGTCGCCGACCCGCGCGTGCCGAACGACGTCGAGGTCGCGGCGCGCAGCGTCGACATGCAGTCGCCGAGCACCACGCACGAGAAGGACTTCGTTCTCGGGCCGGGCTCGGTCGACAACTCGCGCAACCCGTACACCGAAGCGAACGGCTTCGACCACGAGCCCAACAAGGCGGCGACGCGGCAGTACGCGATCGACGCCGGCATGTGGCCGACTGGCGAAGCGGCGTTCAAGCGGGCGAAGCGTCACCCGGACGGCGAGTCGTGGGTGCTCACGTACGCCGTTCCCGTCATCCCGGCGCACGACGCCGCGGGTGACGCGCCGACGCCGCGCGTGGTCGCCGCTGACGGTGACGCGGAGGGCGCAACCAACTACGTCGGCTCGACCGGCGACAAGGCGACCGAGTAACGACGGTCATCGACGAGGGGCGGCATTCTTCGGGGGGTGCCGCCCCTCGCTCTATCGGAAGGCGGGATCATGGCCGCAACCCCCTGGGCCTCTGTCGCAGACGTCGTCGCGAAGACCGGCGAGACGGTGACCGAGATGCATCGCACGATCGCTGTCGGTGTGCTCGAATCCGTCACGGGCCTCATCGAAGAGGTGGAGCGCTCCGACATCTCCGACCGCGATCGGTACTGGCTCAAGCTCGCGACGTGCTACCAGGCTGCGTTCGTGAAGAATCAGCCCGACCTCTTCTCGCGCGAAGACGTGTCGAGCGTCACGCAGGACGGCGCGTCGGCGGCGTACCGCAACCCCGACTCGCACCTCCTGTCGCCGCTCGCGCGCAAGTGCCTTCGCCGACTGTCGTGGCGCGGCATCCGCGCGCTCGCCCCGGGCGGTCACGGCGCGACACGTGCGACCGGCGTCGACACGGCCTCTGAGGCGTTCGACGATTCGCTCCCCTGGTCGTCGCTGTGATCGCCACGACCCGCGGCGCGCTTATCCGCGGGACGCAGACCGAGAATTCGCTCGGCGACGTCGTCGAGGGCGTCGAGAAGGTGGCCGGCTTCGAGAACTTCCCCATGTCACTGATCGAGCGCCCCGGCTCCGAATACGACGAAGCGTCGTTGACGTGGCGAGCCGTGCGCAAGCTCAGCGTCCGCGTGCCGCCGAACGTTCCCGTTCAGCCGGGCGACCGTATCCAGGATCTTCGCGACGGGCGAATCTACGATCTCGATCGAACGACACGGACGCCGCGTGGCCTCGGGGGGCGCGCATCCGTTACTCTGGGCGTGAGGCTCACGACCCCGTAAACGGGTCGCCTCACGCAGACGCCAACGTAGAGGAGGTGCCGTCAGTGGACACGCGCATTCGCATCACCCGCGTCACGGACGGCGCCGAGATCGCCCGGCAGATCGAACCGAAGATGGCGAACCTCGGACAGGCCGTCGCCTCTCGGATGCAGCGGCTCGTGCCGAAGCGCTCGTGGGCGCTGCACGACACGATCGACACCGTCACCGAGCGCAGCGGCGCGAAGATCACGACGACCATCGGGGCGGGCGGCGGCGATGTCGGTTACGCGCTCATGGTCGAGCGCGGCACCTCGAAGATGGGCGCGCAGCCGTACATGCGCCCCGCCTTCGCTCAGACGCGCGCGGGCGACCTGAACTACTCCGGGACTGGAGTCTCGCGTCATGGCGTCATTCAGGTCACGACGCGGCGCTCGCGCCTTCGCGATCGGGGCTCGCGATGAGCATCCCGTTGAGCGCCTACCTCCCCACGAGTGACCTCGTCGCCGTCGCGTGGCTGCGTCAGCGCGTGCCGCTTCTCGACGCCGGCAGCGTCGCGACCGCTCTCCCGAGCGACGCTTCGTTGTGGGCGGAGGCAGGCTTCGTCACCGCGCGAGCCGTGACGGGCATCCCCGACATCGACACGTTCACCCGTCGCCCCATCGTGCAGGTCGATTGCTGGGCGGTCGGCATGGACGCGGCCGGGAACGTGACGACGAAGCCGCCGTGGAACAAGGCCGCCCGCCTTGCCGAGCTCATTCGCAACGCGACCGAAGACGTGCAGGCGTACGGGCGGCCCGTCGAACTTCCCGCCGCATACCTCCCCGCGCGCGTGCAGGCCGCCTATCTCTACTCTGAGCCCTCGAAGGTCACCGACGACCCAAGTGGCTACGCGCGAATCACCTTTGACATGGCGCTCGACTGGACGCGGGCCGCCGCCTAGACCCCCGAGAACGATCACGAGAATGGAAGGAAGGCCGACCGTGGCAACGCACAAGGTACGGACGACCATCGAGCCCGACAAGGTGCTCACGGTCAACGACGCCGAACTCCTCGACCTTAAGCGCCAGGGGCTCCTGGCGAAGGACGAGAAGAAGACGACCGAGAAGAAGGAGGGCTGACGCATGACCGTCACCGCTACCAACCTCATCCAGGGGCCGGCGACGATCTACGCGGGCGCCTTCGGGGCGACCGAGCCCGCCGACATCGACACTGCTCCCGGCGTCGGGTGGACCGACCTCGGCGGCACGAAGGAGGGCGTCACGCTCAACATCGAGCAGACCTTCGCCGACCTCACCGTCGATCAGATCATCGACGTCGTCGGGCGCAAGCGCACGGGGCGCAGCATCAACGTCGCCACCTCGCTCGCTGAGCCGACGCTTGAGAACCTGGCGCGCGCGATGAACAACACCGCGCCGACGAGCGACGTCGTCGAGCTCGACAACGACGAGAGCGCCTTCTCGCCCGACTACGGCGCCGTGCTTCTCGACGGCCTCGCCCCGGGCGGCCTCCGTCGCCGGATCATCCTGCGCAAGACGTTGCAGACCGGCAACATCGCCATGGCGTACACGAAGGACGGTCAGACGGTCATTCCCGTCACGTTCGCCCTGCACTGGGTCAGCGCGTCGATCAAGGCTCTCAAGATCGAAGACGAGACCGAAGCGTGACCGACCGGGGCGGACGACGCTGATCCGTCGCCCGCCCCGGCATCCCCCGAACACTACCCCCGAAACGAAAGACAGGACATGACCGAAAAGGCTTCTGCACTGTACGTCCCGCCCGTCATCAAGCATGACGACTGGGACGACGCGCCCGAGCGCGTCGTGCTCTTCTCGATCGAGCGCGGCGACGAGGAGGCGATCGAGTACACGATGCCGGCTAAGCCGCACGCCGGTCTCGCTTTGGCTTTCCTGCGCCAGGCACGCCTTCACGGCACGGAGATCGCGATGTCGTGGCTCCTCGAAGAGGCGATCGGGGAGGCGGGGTACATGGCGCTCGCCGCCGAGCCCGATGCGGGCGACGCGCTTCTGCCGATCATGATGAAGTGCCGCGACGTGGTGCTCGGGGGACTCTCGGCCCCAAAAGGCTGATCGAAGAGCGGAGAGCGGAAATTGACTGGATACTCGACTATCACGACGACGTCACGAGCGACCTCTCGGCGCTCCACGGCGTTGCTGATTGGCGAGCGCTCGACTCCGTCACTTTCTTCTCTCTCGCTCGTCGCCTACATGCCTATCCCGGCGCGATGCGTGCGCGCCTCTTCGAGGAGATCGCCCGCGAACGCGAAGAAGCGAAGCGCGTCGCGGACGCCGCCTCGGCAAGCGACGCGCTGGCCGAGCTTGAGCGCGATGGCTGGCTGTCGCGCGAGTAGGGTGAACGCATGAGCGTCGTGGTGGCCGAGGGCATCGTCGAGATCACCGCTGACGGCAAGCGCATCCCGCGGCAGGTCGCCGATGACATCAGCGGCAATCAGGGGCCGTTCGACAGCGCCGGCCGTCGTTCAAGCGGAACCTTCCTCGGCGCATTCGGCGGTTCCTTCCTGGGGACCGCCGTCGCCGGTATCGCGACGAGCATCGTGAGTTCAGTCGGACAGGCGGTCGGGACGGGTCTGCGCGCAGCGGTCGACTTCGCCATGCAGGGGATCGAGACGGCGTCGAGCCTCGTCGAGGCTGGTACCGCTATCGATCAGGTCTTCGGTGAAGGTTCGACGACGATTAAGGCTTTCGCCGAAACGACGGCGACGAGCATCGGCCAGAGTGAACTCGCCGCCCTGCAAGCCGCGCAGACGATCGGCGTTTACGGCCAGGCGGCGGGCCTCGCCGGCAAGGACAACGCCGTCTTCTCCGAGAGCCTTGTCCGTCTTGCGTCCGATTTCGCGTCGTTCTATGACGCCGACCCGGCCGAAGCCATTGAGGCGATCGGCGCCGGGCTCCGCGGGGAGTCGGAGCCGCTGCGCCGCTTCGGCGTCCTTCTCGACGACGCGACGCTCAAGGCGCGCGCAATGGCAATGGGGATCTACGAGGGGACAGGTTCACTCACGCAGCAGCAGCGCGTCCTCGCGGCTCAGGCCGAGATCCTTGAGCAGGGTGCCGTCGCGGCGGGCGACTTCGAGCGCACGAGCGGCGGTCTCGCGAATCAGCAGCGCACGCTTGCGGCGCAGCTTGAGAACTCGCGCGCTCGCCTCGGTGAAGCGCTCCTCCCCGCGATGCTGCAGCTGACTGAGTTTGCGAACACGTCGCTGATTCCCATCCTGAACGAAACGATCGACGTCGTCGGGCCGATGCTCGGCGACGCCCTCGCGGAGTCGACGCCGGCGTTCATTGACCTCATCCTCGCCGTGGCGCCGCTGATTCCCGATCTCGTGCGCCTCGGTACCGAAGCGATTCCGCCCGTGACGCAGGCACTCGTTGCCCTCTCCCCGCTACTGATCGATAACACTCGCCTGGTCGCCGATATCTGGACGGTCGTCAATGGATTCTTCGGCTGGCTGTCGGGCGACCGGACGCTCGATCAATTCGTGGGCAGCATGTCGCGTACGTCGAGCGCGGCGGGGAGCTTCTACAACGGTGCCCGAAACGCGTTCAACGGTGTCGTCAACTCCGTGCGCTCCATGGCTAACGGCATCGGTACGTGGGTCGGCAATGCATTGGGAATCCTTGGCGGAATTCCCGGGCGCGTGCAAGGCGTCTTCTCGGGCGTCGGGTCGTGGCTCGTCAACTCCGGACGTTCGCTCATTCAAGGCTTCATCTCCGGAATCCGTCAGATGCTCGGGCCGGTCGGCGACGCCGTCGCGGGCATCGTTGATTTCGCGGCTGGCTTCTTTCCGAACTCGCCCGCGAAGCGTGGCCCGCTAAGCGGTCAGGGGTGGACGAACCTCGGGCGGTCTGGAAAGGCGATCGCTGAACAGTTCGCATCCGGTGTCGAGGAAGGCGGCTTCGCCGTTCCGATTTCGATCACCTCGGCGCTGCGCTTCCGTGACGAGAACGGCGCTCCGGCGAGCCGGTACGCTCCTGGCGCGAGCGCCACCGCCTATCCGTCGCCCTCCTCGGCGGGGAGCGCGGCCGGGCGCGGCGATGCGCCGATGATTGGGCACTTGGAGATTCACGAGGCGCGCGACCCGCTCGGGTCGGGAGAGCGCGTCTCGCAGGCGTTGCGACTGGCGAAAGCGGGCGTGCGATGACGATCGTCGAACTCATCTCCGACATGGACTCGATCACGTTCGCGGCCGACCCCGTGACCGCTGACGGCTGGGTCTACGACAACGTCACGCTGAACGCCTGGTACCGCCTTCCCGAGACCGACCCGAGGCTCGCGAAGCGACCGAACGCGCACGGTGCATACGGGCTTGGTCAGGTCTTCACGAGGGAGCACCGCCCCGTGCTCGTGGGACAGTTCTACGGCACAACGCCGACGCTCGCCCTCGTCGCCCGTCAGCGCTTGTCGTCGATGTTCGCAGACGGCCAGGCGATCCGAATGCGCGTCACCGACGAGCTCGGAACGACAGAGCGCACCGTGTGGCTTCTCGACCTCGTCGCCCCGTTCCAATACGGCTTCGATCACTTCCCGTTCGACATCTCCCTCGTCGCCCCCGACCCGCGCCGCTATGGCTCCGAGACGAGCGACGGGACCGGGATGCCGACTGCCGGCAGTGGTCTCACATGGCCGCTCGGGTCGGCGGTGTCGGGACTCTTCTGGGACTGGGGAACCGAAGGCACAATCGGCCAGGTGTCGTTTGCGAACGGTGGCGTCGCCCCCACGCTCCCCCGAATCGAGATCGGCGACGCGGGCGGCTTCGCGAACGGTTTTCGCGTGACCGAAGTTGAGACCGGGCGCGAGATCGTCTTCGAGCGGGACACGAGCATCGGCGACATCGTCGTGCTCGACTCACGGACGCAACGAGCGACGATCGGCGCGGGCGACGTGTCGGCGTTCCTATCGAAGCGTCAGTGGTTCTTGATTCCGCCCGGGGCTACACGCCGCTATCAGGTCAACCCGCTCGGCGGCACCTCGGGCACTCCAACGATGACCCTCTACGCCGCATCGGCGTACCTGTGATGAGAGGATGAGCGCATGACACTCACAAAGGCGGTCCCGATCCAGAACGCCGCCCCTGTCCCTCTCGACGGCCGTCGCGCCGACATGGCGAAGGTCGTCGCGAACGTGGACGGTTCGCCTCGCGTCGGCGTGCTCGGCCCCGCGTCGGGGCTCCTCACCGCCCTCGCGACGATGAACGTTGCCGTCGCGGCGGCCGAATTCGTCACGTCGAAGGGTAAGGCGGACGGCGTGTCGATTTTCACGAACGACGGGACGGTGAACGTTCCGATCGCGGCGGCGCCCGCGTCGAACTCGCGCATCACCGTGATCTGGGTGAAGCATAACGACGACACGACCGGAGACGGGGACGCGCTTCCAACGTTCGGCACGACGGACGGCACGGCCGCGGCGACGCCGACGAAGCCCGCCATCCCGACCGGCGCTCTTGAGCTCGGCACGCTTCGCGTTTACGCCGGGACATCGGCCGCGAACGGCGGATCGAACGTCCTCACCGAGACGTATCAGATGACCGCGATGCGTGGCGGCGTCGTACCCTTCCGCACGCTCGCCGAGCTCACCGCGTGGACATCGGCCACCTCCGGTCAGGTCGCCTATGTTATCGGCGGCAACCTCTACGAGTGGACCGGCAGCGCGTGGGCGATGCAGACCTTCGCCGAAGCCGCCGGCTCGGTTACCTTCGGCAGCTCGGGCGGCGCGAACTATCTCGACGTCGCGGTCTCCTTCCCCGCCGGCCGGTTCACGCAGCCCCCGCTCGTGCTCGTTGGCACTCAAGCCAATACGTCGGGATCGACGCTCTCGGCCGCCGCCGTCAACGTCACGACGGGGGGCTTTACTGCACGCATGGCCTTTGCGGGTGGGTGGATCTCCACGTACACGATCCCCTGGCACGCCGTGCAGATGACGCCGACATCCGCGGCGGGATAACGCCATGCCCGGCGTCTCCTACGCCCTCGCGGACTTCGTCACGGGCGGGCCGATCATCGACCTTCCCGTGATGGAGGGCGCCAACTGGGCGGCGCTCCTGAACCGTCCCGACATCCTTTCGTGCACCGTCGACCTTCGCGACATCGATACGCGGTCGCTCGACATTCGCGCCGCCAGCGAGCCGCAGAAGACGATCCTTCTCGCACGCGACGACAACGATCGCATTCTCGCGTGGGGCCTCGTCGGCGACGACCGCACGTGGGATGAGGACGCCCAGACGCTTGCGCTCTCGGCGGCTGGCGTCGAATCGTCATGGCTCGGTCGTTCGATCATCGCGCCAGCCTCGGCGCGCACCGCCCCACTCATCGTCAACGGCGTGCCGAACGCCTCGCTGAATACCTCCCTCACCGGGTGGTCGCTCGGGACGATCGGGAAGAAGCTCGTCGCGCAGCGCCTGGCGTGGCCCGGCGCGCCCACGCCGTTCATCCTCCCCGCCGATGAAACGGGCGTGCATGAGCGCAACTACGCCTTCACCGACTTCAAGATGATCGGCGACGCTCTCTCTGACCTATCCGAAGTGGAGGGCGGCCCCGACTTCGCCTTCGACGCTCAGCGCGCGCCGGATGGCCTGTCGCTCGTCTATCCGATGCGCCACGGCACGGCGGCGAATCCTCGCCTTGGGCAGGATCGCGGCTCGTGGTCGCTCGGGGATCAGTCACCGATCTCCGGCCTCAAGGTGACGGACTCGACCGACAGCTTCGCGACCGCCGTGTGGATGGCATCGGGGAAGAGCGAAGACATCACCGTCCTGTCGCGCGTACTGAATGCCGATCTCGTCTCGGGCAGCGGCTACCCGCCGACCGATCTCGTCGACACCTCGCGCAACGACATCTCGCGTCAGGCGACGTTGGACGGTCACGCGATTCGCCTCGCCGAGTACGCGCGCGGCTACGTTCGGTCGCTCAGCTTCACCGTCCGCGGCGATGCGAAGCCGGGACTCGGCGAATTCGCTCCGGGCGATACGGTGCTCATTGACGTGCCACCCGACCACCCGTACCTCGTTGAGTCGTTCACGGTTCGCATCACGGGCATCAAGGGCGACGAGACGGGGCTCGACATGGCGATCGAATGCGAGGTGATCTAGATGGCGCGCGGTAGCCGTACTCGTCGCGGGAATCTCCCCCTCGAGCTCGGGTGGCTCGCCGACTGGATGGGCGGCGTCGACCGTCAACTCGACGACCTGTCGCGACCGACCGCGGGGCAGAACATCGGTTCGACCGACACGCTACTCCGGACACTAACGTATCTCGCCAATCTCAAGACAGACGGCGTCGCGGGTGGCACCTATTCGACCGGGACCGTCGCGAATGATGCCGTTGTGCACTGGTACGCGACGACGCCGCTCATGCGGCTATCGGCCTTCGAGATCCCGTATGGCCGCATCGCACTCGACGTCACGGCGGGCGAGGTGTCGATCACTCCGGGCGGCAGCTTCGTCATCGCCTACCTCGGGTACTCGATCGTCGATGGCAACGCCGTCACGATCCCCGCATACGGCCTCGGCCAGCGCACGGCGCGCGTCTACACGGATCAGCGACAGGGGCTCCCCATGGCGCTCTCCGACATCGTCGAAATCGATCCGGAGATCAACCCCGGCCCGTACCAGATCAGCGCTTACGTCGGCTTCTGGGTGGCGGCTGGAAACGTCGACCCGTGCGAAGCTGTCTTCCAGTCGCCCGCCCTCCGTATCGAAGTGCTCGGCGAGGGCGTTCCGGCTGTCGACGGATAGACTTCGCAGCGTGCACCTTCTCGCTGACGTCTCCACGTCCACGCCGAACCTCTGGGCGTGGTTTACGGGGACGGCGACGGTGGACGGGCTTTTGCAGGTTGCCGGCGTCGGCATTCTCGCGTGGGCGATCCTCACCGACAGGCTCATGACGCGCGGGCAGCACCTTCGCCGCGTCGCCGACCTCGTCGAGCACCACGCGCGCGAGATCGCCCAGAAGGACGCCGCCGCCGAGATCGAGCGACGCGCCGCCGCCGACCGCTTTGCCGACAAGGATGAGGCGTATCGGCTACAGGTGGAGGCCGCGCGCGAAGATCGGCAACGGGCGGATCGTATCACCGAGCAGTACGATGGCCTCGCAGAGGTTATGGCGACAAACGTACATGCCCTCGAATCCATCGAAGAGGCGGCCAGGGAGGCGGCCCAATGATCCCCGAAGACATCGAGAACACCGGCAAGCGTGAGGTTGCGCAGGCGCGCGCCGACCTACAGCGCGCACGCGAACGTCGTCGAGAAGCGGATGCTATGGTGCGAAAGACCGCCCCCCTCTTCACGTCGATGCACGCTTTCGGCGAGAAGAACGGTTACGTGACCAAGCTCCGACACATCTTCCGAGGGAATCATGCCTGACGTCTCCGACATCGTTCTCATGCTCTGCGCCTTCGTGGCGCTCATCTTCGTTGCCGTCTTCGCG